AGGAGATAGATATGTACGGATACGGTAAAAAGAAAAAGAAACCTGCGCCTAAAAAGAAGAACACATGAAGCCTTGTCCTACTTGTCCCTATCCTAAGAAGTGTAAGGCAGCAGGTAAATGTTTGCGTGGTGCAATGCGTAAAACTAAAAAGAAAGCATAATAATGAACTACTTAGATTTAGTTAATGATGTACTAATAAGACTTAGAGAAGATGAGGTAACTGCTACAACAGATACTCCATACTCTAAACTTATTGGTAAATTTGTTAATGACGCTAAAAGAACAGTAGAAGATGCGTATCAATGGAATGCTTTGTCTGAAACATTAACAGTAACTACTGCTAATGATTTGTTTAACTATGTTATGACAGGATCAGGTCAACGGTTTAGAGTAATTGATGTTATTAATAGTGAAGATAATGTATTCCTAGAGTATATGCCTTTTAGTCAGATGAACAATTTGTTTCTTAATCAGACACCACAAAAAGGTTCACCAGCTTACTATAACTTTAATGGTGTGGATACTAACGGGGATACTCAAGTAGATATTTATCCTATTCCTGATGGTATTTATAACGTGTTCTTTAACATCTATAAACCACAGGTATCACTAAGTGCTGGAGCAGATCAGTTAGCTGTACCTGCTGAACCTGTTCTTAAATATGCTTATGCAATGGCTGTAGCAGAGCGTGGTGAGGATGGTGGACTAGCAGCACAAGAAGCTACTGCACTAGCTGATTTATCTTTAGCGGATCATATAGCTATTGAGAACGGTAGATACAGTGACGAATATGTTTGGCATCAAGTCTAATGGCTGGAAGATTACAATCATCGACAATATCAGCACCAGGTTTTCTTGGTGTTAATACACAAGAGAGTAGTGTTGATCTTGCATCAGGCTACGCATTAGAAGCATACAACTGTGTTATAGATAAGTTTGGCCGTATAGGTGCTAGACGAGGTTGGCAGAAAGTAAACAGTTCTACTAACTCTGATCTAGTAGCAAACGACATTGAGTTTATTTATAACATACCTGAGACAGATGTAACACTATGTGCTGGTAATAATTTAATACTGTCAAAAGCTAGTGGTGCAAGTACATTAGTTACTGAAGTAGATACTACAGTAGCTGACGCAGCAGGAACAGGTACAACAGCATACACCATCACAAGTAATGATTGGATGGGTGCTAGTATTGTTTACGGTGAAGGACCAGATATTAGTCCTCATGCTTACTTAGCACAAGCAGGTCATCTGCCTTTGGTATATCACAAACTAGGAGCTAGTCATGCACATACAGGTGCTTACGGTTTTAATTTACTTAGTGACGCTGGCTCAGTACCTACCACCTATGCTTCTCCTAGTGATTTTAAGCCTAATGTAGTTATAGGAGCTTATGGTAGAACATGGTGGGCTGACATTGTTAACGATAAACAAACACTTTACTTTAGTGCGTTACTAGACGGTACTAACCTAGCAACAGGTGACTCAGGTTACTTGTCATTGATTGATGTGTTTCCTAATGGAGACGAGATAGCAGGACTAGCAGCACACAACGGTTTCTTAATTATATTCGGTAGAAGAAACATTGCTATTTATGCTAACCCTATTGATGTAACAAGATTAGAGTTAGTTGACTTAGTAGCTAACGTAGGTTGTATTGCTAGAGACAGTATTGTCAACACAGGTACGGATGTTATGTTCTTGTCTGACACAGGCGTAAGAAGTATTGCTCGTGTTATTCAGGAAAAGTCAGCACCTATTAATGACATATCGTTTAATGTTAGAGATGACTTAGTTTCTTTTGTAGAGTCTCAAGGTACTAACACAATTAAGATTAAAGCAGCTTACTATCCTAAAGATGCTTTTTATATTTTAACACTACCAACATCTAAGTATGTATTTTGTTTTGATCTACGAGGTAGATTACAGAATGGTGCAGCAAGGGTTACTATCTGGGATAGCATTGAACCCACCGCCCTACATGTCACTTATACAGGCGATCTTCTTATAGGTAAAGCAGGATACTTAGGTAAATACACTGGTCATTTAGATGACACAGAGACCTATAAAATGAAGTATTTTACTAATCATTTTGATTTAGGTGGTCCAACAACATTAAAGTTTTTAAAGAAAGGAAACTTTACAGTTGTAGGTGGAGTTGGTCAGAATGTAGTTATTAAATATGGATTTGATTATGTTAGTTCTTATCGAGATATAAGAAAAACATTAAAGGCAGGTACTGTTACTCAATACAACATAGATGAATATAGCATCGGTGAATATACAAACGGTCTTGCGTTGGAAGAAGTTAAGTCTAACCTAGCAGGTTCTGGTTCTATTATTCAACTAGGATTTGAAGCAGACATTAATCAAAATCCTTTATCAATACAAAAAATAGATGTTTATGTTAAAGCTGGTAAAACAATTTAAGGAATAAGAATGTCATCGTATAGTAAATCTACAAATTTTACAACTAAAGATGGATTAACTTCTGGTGATCCAGGTAAACTTATTAAAGGATCAGAAGTAGATGCAGAACTTATTGCTGTTGAAGCTGCTGTTAATTCTAAAGCAGATCTTGATGGTCCTGCTTTAACTGGAGTACCTAGCTCACCTACAGCTTCTGCAGGAACTAATAGCACACAAATAGCAACTACAGCTTTTGTAACTACTGCTGTGACAAATGCTACAAGTTCTCTTGGAACATTATCTACACAAGATTCTGACTCAGTAGCTATAACAGGAGGTACTCTTACAGGAACTACAGTTAACAGTGTTACTGTAGGTACTAATGGATCAGGAAATAAAACTGTGTCAACTGCTAATCCAAGCGGTGGATCTAACGGAGACATTTGGTATAAAGTTGCATCATGAGACTATCTGTTAAACATTCAGATACCATTAAAGATCCTAACGAGCTTTATGTTAAAGACGCAGGTACTTGGAAAACAGTCACTAATCTTTATGTAAATGACGCTGGTGTTTGGAAGCAAGTGTTTCCACCTACAGGTACTCAAGAATACACTACAGCAGGTACTTACTCATTTGTAGTTCCTCAAGGTGTTTTTAGTTTAAGTTTAGATAAGATGTCTGGAGGTGGAGGAGGTGGTCCTTCTGGATACCATAGTGGAGACTGTCACTCAGGTGTACCTGGAAACGCAGGTCAGGCTTATACAACAGCACAGTCTTTTGGTGTGACACCTGGAGAAACACTAACAGTGGTTGTTGGTGCAGGTGGTATAGGTGGTTGTTGCTGGGCGTTTCAAGCACCACAAAGAATAGGTACTAATGGAGCAGCAACTCAAATTAAAAGAGGCGCAACTGTTTTGTACACAAGATCAGGTGGCGCAGCAGGAGTTGGTTACTACTATAGTGGTTCAGACTTTACTTCTCCAGGAAGAACTAATGGTTCTGGTTATGGTACAGGTGGATCAGGCGGTAGTTGTACTGCAAACGGTGGTAATGCTTTAGCTGGAGGGGCTAAATTATCATGGTAATAATGCCTAAACTTACAGACAAAGAAACAGAAATTAGACGTAAAGAAATATGTGATTCTTGTGAAAAAAGTAAACTAGGTGTATGCACTAAATGTGGTTGTGTACTTAAATTAAAAGTTAAATTTGAACAGAATGAATGTCCGTTAAATAAATGGTAACACTTTAATGACAGAAGAGGATATATTATGTGGCAAGCAGTAGTAGGTAGCGCAGTAGTCGGAGGGCTGATGCAAAACAGGGCAGCCAAGAAACAGGCTGCAGCAATGAACTCACAAGCAGCAGCACAAGTTGAAGCTGCTCGGATAGCTGCTGAAGAACAACGATTTAGACCAGTAGGTATTACTACTCGGTTTGGTTCTGCTACGCCACAGTTTACTAACAACAGATTAACTGGCTATACTTATCAAGGTAGTCCAGAAGTAACTGCTCTTCAGGATCAACTAAGTAGAATATACGGCACAAGTCTTGGTCAAGCTGAACAAGCAGCTACATACCAACCACAGTTTCAAAGAGCAGCAGAAGGTTTATTTGCTTTAGGTCAAAAAGAAATACCTCAAAGCAGAGAGCAGATCATGGCAGAGCAACAGGCTTTGCTACGTCCTTACGACATAGAAGAAGAACAAAGACTAGCTGCTGGTGTGTTTGGTCGTGGACGAGGTGGACTAAGTGTCGGTACTGGTGGACAACCAGAACTACAAGCACTAGCTGAAGCTCGTAGCCGTAGAGACCAACAGCTACTAGCTAACGTAGATCAAGCATACTTAAACAGAGCAGCCTTAGGTGCTGGGTTATTTGGTCAAGGTGCTGGACTACTAGGTCAAGGGTACACAACACAACAAGCTGCACTAGCTCCATTTACAAGTCAGTTCTCTACTGCTCAAGGGTTAGAACAGGCAGCACAACAACCAATGGATATAGGTACAGCATTAGGACAGCGTGTAACTACAGCTAACACTAACGCAGCTAACACCATGCTTGCAGGACAATCTGCTGCTGGTAGCTTACAGCGACAAGCTGCTACTGCACAAGCACAGCAGATGGCGGGTATGGGTCAAGGCATAACTAACTTAGGTACTATGTATGGTATGGGTATGTTTAGTCCTCAGTCTACTACTACGCCTAATCAGGGTATGCAGTTAGGTGTAGATAGACAAACAATGTTTGGTGACTACCTAGCAGCACAACAACGATAAGGATAAATAGTATGTCAAGTATTGCATCTTTGTTTGGTCCCACTGCTGAAGAGATTGTATATGATCGTAATCAACAGGAAAGACTAAGACAACAAGCACAGCTACAACAATCACTTGCTGGTCAAGAAACTCAGGCAGCTAGGGACTTTTATCAGTCTGGCTACAACATAGCTATGGGTGTGGGTAAAGGATTAGCTGGTATGTTTGGGTACACAGATCAGATGCAAGACCCACGTATTGCTAAGTCTATTGCTATGCGTAAAGTATTTAGTGACCTTAGTGCTGAAGACTTAAACGATCCTAGTAAGATTGCTATGATCTCACAGCTTGCAGATGAGTATGACTTACCTGAGTTAAAACTATGGTCAGCAGACAGAGAGCGTAAGTTACTAGAAGAAGAATCTACTAGACTAAAACGAATAAGAGATGCAGAAGCAGCAGCTATGCCTAATATAAAAGGTGAAGGAGTTTACGAATTTAATGGTGAAAAGTTTTTTGGTCATACAAGAAACGGAGTAATTTATAGACAGTTTCAAGATGGTTCTGTACAAGAAGCACCGGAAGGAACTTTAAAGTTTAAAGAAGAAAAAGCTGCAGGAACTCCAAGTAATGTAACAGTAGAACAAGCATTAGGATTTGTAGAAGAACATCCTTTGTTTAAGGAACTTGATAGTAACAGTAAAAAATTAATAAGTATTGATTTAGCGGGTATAGTTAAAGCTAAAACAAGTAAGGGTATGTCAGCAAATGAAGCTGTAAGAGAAGGACTTATTGAAATTACTGATTCTGGAAAAGTAAAAGAAAAAGAGCTTGGTATTTTTTCTGAGTTTATAAATAGCACAGCTAGTCTTATAGGAGTTGAAGAAGTAATATCTCCTGATATGTTTTATGATGCTTTAGATTCAACTAATAATCAACAAACAACTACACAACAACAAGAAGGACAGCCTGAAACAAAACAACAAACTAAATCTGTAGAAGAACTATCTAAAATGTATGATCCTACTAAATTAGTACAAGATACTTTAAATGGTTCTATATGGCTAGTAGATGATAAAGGTGATCCTATAAAAAAGGTAAGTGATTAATGGCTCAAACATTACCTCCTAAAGATAGGCTTGTTCCTATTGGTGTTAATTTATCTGAGGCTATAACAGATACAGACGTTCCTGAGTTACCGCCAAAAGAAAGATTAGTTCCTATTCAAAAGGCATCTTGGTCTGAGCAGATGGGTGCTAGGTTTGCTAGTACTAAATCGTT